TACGACTTGTACGCTACCTATTTCAAAGTTAGTTTTATTTTCTAACAGTTCTTTAAATTTTTTGTTTGTATCTTCACATAAAGAAGGGTGTTCGTCCCTAACTTTAATTTGAACGATAATAGGGTACATTCCAGCCTTAGCTTCTGTTGTCCCTTGAACAGTAACCATGCACGAACCAGCCGGTGCGTTTAATGGTATTTCAAGTGGATTAATACTAAGTTCAGGAAATTCTTGTCTTAAGAATCTCACTACATCCATTACAGAAATCATTTACACACCTCCTATTTCAATGCATCTTTGATTTCCTGTTTAATTAGTTTTCTGTAAGTTGGTGCTTCACCTACAAACGGTCTAGTAAGGTATTTGTTATTAACAGGGTAACTTTTACCACTCATACCTGAACCACCTGTTTTAGCTTGTGAACCTTCTCCTAGATTGTAAGTTTCTTCGTGAGTCCATATAGCGTAATTGAAGCCTTTATTAAATGCCTCAAAACCTACCCAACCTTCAATCTTTGCACCGGCAATATCTACACCGTGAAAGCCTCCCATTTCTAAGTCACCTTCATCATATGGTGTAGTTTCACTCGCTACTCTATGCAAGTCTTTCATGCATTCTTTCATTGCCTCTATCGATGTATTTCTTACTGTGTTATGAATATATTTTTGTCCTTTTTTAAGACCTCGTATTTTAATAGACATCTTAAACAATCACCTTCGTATATAAGACTTTTCCAGCAAGATCAACGATAGGGAAAATAACTCTAGGATTGTCAGTAGTTAAACCGTCAATCCCACTGTCATACTCAATGAAATCATTGTAAGTAATAGGAACAGAACCTTTAAAATAAATAGTTGCTGAATAGATGATATTTTTACCATCTGCATCTTCTAAAATCTTAGCGTCTGCGTTGAAATCCAGCCTTACTTTATAGGTTGCAAAATCACTAGATTTTACAGGTACTCCCCACTCATCACCGTTAGAATTTGCAAAAATTATTCTCACTTTCTGATTTAAAGGAATCATTCATACCAACTCTTTCCTGTCTCAGTTTTAGGTAAAGCGTGAGTAGTACGGTTTGTATCGCTACGACTTACTAAGTATTGTCCCGTGCGTCTACGTGGGTAACGTTTAAGAATAGTAGGTGCAATATCCCAATCTTTATAGTTCTTATCAAAAGAAAGGTAAAGCCCACTTGCCATAAAATAGGAAACACCTTTACTAGCACGTCTAGTAGAATCATCTTGTGAAAGAACGTGTAAACACTGTTCTGCATAAACGTCCATTGGAATTTCCTTTTCAGGTGAGAAGTGGTGAGGCAATTCACGATATAAAATCGCCTCAGCATTATTTACAATTACTTGTTTGATACGGTCTGCATCAGCACCTAATTCATCTAGTTCAGTCCACGGTTCAACAAAGAAAATATTGTTTAAAATATAGTCTTGTACTTGTTGAAATTCCATCTATTATTCACCGTCCTTAGGTTCAGCTTTCTTACGTGAAGCACGCTTCTTAGGTGTTGCCTTAGGTTTAATCTCCTTAACTTCTTCTAACTTAACTTCTTCTTTTTCAGCTTCGATTTCTACGATTTCATAACCATAACGTCCAGCAAGTTCTTTTGCCTTTTCTACATCTTCAAAGACACCGATACCTTTATGAAAACGAACGCCTCCATAAATTCCATCATAAGATTTGTTAGGTACATGCATTTCAACTTTTGCCATTTAATATCTCTCCTTTGAATTAGAAAAGACACCCTATAAAGAGTGTCTTAAATTTTGAATGTTGTATTTCCGTTTCGATCTTTAATTTCAAATTCTGTGATAGCACCATTCAACCATGCATTATCTACTGTGAATCTAGTACCTAAAGTCATGATACCTGTATTAACCGTAGCACCTGAACCTGTTGCAGTACCAGTAACGCCATTAACAGTCATTGACACAGTTTTATTTGTCCATGTAATTAAAACGTCATTTTCCTCTTGCATTACAGTGTCAGGAAGTTGAATCAATCCTACACCATTTAATACAAGCTGGAATTTCTTTATGTTTGAATCATAGTTACAGAACCAACGTGCATTGGAAGAAGTATCAAAGTAGAACCCACTCCATAACTTAGCTAACTCTACATTGTCGTACTTAGTTTTAATAGAGATTGAACCACCGCCACTATCTAAGACACCCACAACATTAGGAATAGTTGCCTTGTCATGTTTACGACTAATATCCGTGAATGATGTGCCGAAAGATTTTTCTTCTAACTGCACATTCTTGACTAGACAAACATATTGAGAATCTTGTGTGTCAGTAATGAAGTTAAGGAATGTTTGTAAGTACTGAGTGTTCGCCTTAATTGTGAAAGGAAATACCCAACGTTCCCAACCGTCAGATAATGGAATTACTAAAGGCGTTTGTTGTTCAGGTCTTAATCGAACGTTCCACGCATCGCCGTTTACCACTCCACCGACAACAATACTAGAGAAGTTTTTACCTACTGCACCAGTTCTTAACGTATCAAACGATAAGGTGTATTGCTTATCAACAGTCAAAGTTTTTCCACCGTTAGGATGACTGTGTGACCAGCGTTTTTGTGCGTAAGTAGTAGGGTTAGGTACTTTAACTTCCTGCATAGTAGAACCAGCAGTAACATAGTTATAAGTTCCTTCTTCAATCAATAATCCACCGTTTTTAAAACGTGGGTTATTAATTCCATACTGAACGTTTCCTACTAACTCAACGCTTTCACGTAAGTACGAGTATGGAAGTAATTTAAGAGGTGCTTTTACAATAGATGAAACAAGTTTTTTACTTCCTAATTTAAACGTCTCATACGGTGTAGCAGAAGTACCTATTTCGGCTTGTAAACCAGTAACATAATAAGTCTTTCCAGCAATAGCTTCATCAGCGTTTTGTACATAGAACCTTAGTTCAGTTATCCCTAAAGGTAGGGTTACAGTTACAGAACTTGAAGTACCTAATCCAAAGTAAGCCCCTGTGCCATCTGCCCTTTTAAAGAATGCAGTAGCCGCCGCCCCTGAATTTTGTTCTCCACGGGAAAAAGTAATAGTCTTTCCAGCGTATAAAGCAGGGTCTAATAGGAAGTTAACGCCTCCATATGTTGCAGAAGCTTGCCATGAAATTTTACTGCCTTCAATCTTCACGTTAGAGGTATTAGCCCGAACAGTCCATTTAGCTAAGTCCATTTCAATTAAGTTCTTTTTAGGAACTAATTTAGCCTTTTTAAGAACCTCTTTATAAGGTTCAAAACTTGTGATATTCCACCAGCCTTCTACTAATTGCAAGTTTTCAAAAGAGAATGTTCCAGAGTACCCTTGTGTTACACGTAATGTAACATATCCGTTATAACTAGCATCAACAGTAAAAGTAAATGTTGCTGGTGTATTATCTTGAATTATTGCCTTAGGTGCATCGTGGAACGTAACCTTTGATTTGTAAATTCTATACAATCCCGTGATTTTACCAAAAGAGAAAGTGTAAGACTTTCCTATTTGAACAGGAATATGAATTAATCTAGCCTGTGCTGATTGAGTAAGCACAAGTTTCATCTTATGTGGGTCAGTAGGGTCAACGTTCATTACGCCACCAGCTAATGTTGAATCTTGAAACCATCCACTATAATTAAAATTAGGAATAAGGTTTTTTGTCGGTGTACCTTTAGCTTTACTGTTATTTGCTTCATAGGGTTCAAATGAAGTGCCAGCACTACCAGCCTCAACTTGTAAATTTAATTCCTTTATTGAATCAATTGATATATCGGTTACAGATTTGTAACTGACTACCACAGTAAAGTATTTAGTATTCGACTTGAAGGTATATGCCTGTGAACCATTCTTCCATCCAAAATCAGCAATAACAATTCCGTTTGCATCTATCTCAGCTATAGCAATGTTGAATTTCGCACTATTCCATGAAAGATAATATGTCCGAATCCCATCAACTAAAGGGTTAAGAAACATTGCGGTAACACGAGTAGGGTTACTAGAAAAATACGTTTCGATAGGGCGAAGATTAAGTACTCCTGTTCCTGTTCGGTTTTCAAATTTCCCACCATTAACATTAAACAGGTTTTTCTTAGCTACTTTCTTTGCCGATTTATTAGATAAGATCATTGCTTGACCTCCTTTATAGATAAATAAAAAAGAGGCGATTAAGCCTCTTGTGGTTGTTCCTCAAATGAAATTGTCATAGCATACTCATAAGTATCACCATTAATGACTTCATTAGGGAATTGATCGTTATAGTGTGAAACGACATAAAGTGTATCAGGATAAGAAAGGAATCTATCAGGTACAAAACCGTCAATAATTTCTTTGCAACGTTCCTGAATTAACTTAATTGTTTCCTCTGTTAATCCATATTCGTACATCTAAATTCCTCCTTATACCTTTAAGAATGCATAAGCAGAAGTTGTCTTTGCATTCGTAGCATCTTTGTTCTTAACACCAACACGAACATATTTAGCTGAGATTGGCATATCAGTAGAAGGTGCAAATGAATTTCCTGTACTGTCATAGACTGTTACACCTGAGAAGTAATTGACTCCATCATGTGAAAAATCTACTACAATTGTCATACCTGTTCCACTGACCATACTAGCCGTAGCACAAATTTTAGAAAAACCTGTTGCGTCAATCCAGCTAGAACTTGACCATGCACCAGCACCAATAGATAAGGCGTTGTGTGTTTGAATAGTTTGTGATAACACGCCTTGAAGTTCCATAGGTTGCATTACGTCAGAACCTTCAATAATAGCACCGTGGGTAAGTCCCGTTTTAGGCATTTTATAACCTCCTTATACAAATAAAAAAAGTGAGGCTAGGGCTTGCACCCTAACCCCACAATGTGTTAAAATTATATTCAGTTAAGTTAACTTACGTTAATTAAGCTGGGTCTACACCAAAGTTCTTTAAGCGTGCAGAAGCGTATGGATTGAACTGTGCTAAACCACAGAAGAACTCAATACGAGTAACTTCAACAGCTTTAGCAGAAGTTTCACCTAAACGACGAACTTGTACGCCACCGTTAGTTAAACCTGAAACGTGAGTGTAAGCACCGAATTTTACAGCGTAAAGATCAGTGTCTCCAAGAATTTCATTCTCAACAACTAGTAAAGGAACACCAGCGTATTTCTCTACAGGTTTACCGAATGCATCAACACCGTTTTCAATGTAGTGATCGCTAGATTGTAATACTGCAAGAATTTGACGTTTAACACGTTTATTCATGAATACTGCATCAGCACCGCCACGAACAGCGTCAAGTAATGTATTTAAAGCGTCAAGCTTACGTGCATTACCTTTTAATTCTGCTTGGATTTCCTCAGAAGTAGTGTAGTTAATTTCTTGTTCAGTTCCAGCAATACGAACGTCTAAACCATCAAATTCTTTAGCGTTAGAAGCTTTAGAACCTTTGAAGAAAGTTTTTGTGAAAGTGTTAGCAATTGCTTTAGCTTTCTCAGCGATTTGTACAGCCATTTGATCGTTAACATTTGACAATGTTTGGATGATGAAACGGTCTAACTCAACATCGCCTCCAAGAATAACAAGGTTCTCAGAACGTTGTTCAAATTGTGCTTCTGAAGCTGTGTAAGCTTCGTTTACTCCACGGAATGCTACCGCAGGTAAAGCTTTTTCTACGTTATAGCTGTAAGCGTTACCTTCAATTGTTTGGAAAGGAAGTACTGAAAGTACTGAACTCTCTTTTACAATTGTTTCGATAACACCAGCTTGAAGTACGTCATGTGACAATACCTGTGCATCAACTAATGTTAAAGCCATTTAATTTTCCCTCCATAATTTAAAAAATAATAATTTAACCTAAGTTAAGTTAACTTACTTACCTAATCCAGCAAGAATTTTATCAAGTGGAGATAAGCTTGCTTTGTCCACCTTAGGCTGTTCATTCGATTTGTTAGAAGGCTTTCCAACTTCTTTTACTTCACTTTTTAAAGTTCCGAAAAGTCCTTTTGATTCAGCCTTATTTAACCAATCAAGTTTCGCCTCAGGTGTTAAGTTTGTTGGTACTAAGTCATGCATTTCCTTAGGAATTGATTCTAATTTTGTTTCAACCATGTTAGAAATTAAACCTTCTAACTCAGTTGTACGAGATTCATATTGTTTGTAATTTTCAAGTTCCTTTTGAGAAGCTTGAAATAATTCTTCAAATTTGCCTTGTTCTTGCTTTAATTGAAGTTCCTTTTGTTCAGCTTCTTTTTGACGTTCTGCCTCAGCATTTTCGAATGACGCAATCTTCTCTGCCATTTCTTTATACTTAGCGTTGACCTCATCGAAGCGACTTTTGGGAATCATGTTTTCACCTTTTGTTTCAGGTGTAACTTCTTTAACCTCAGGTGTTACCTCAGGTGTAACTTCCTTTACTACTTCTTCCATTTAAAACATCCTCTCCTATTACGTTTTTAACGTGTAACGGCACGATAGGTTTTTAGTTAATTTACTTTACTTAGCCACGTCTTACAGTACTAGTGCCTAGCCGTGGTTGCTAAAGTTTATTGGAGGGGCGTGTGGGAATCGAACCCACATCATCAGTTTGGAAGACTGAGATAATAAGCCGTTATACGAACACCCCATGGCTGAGGTAGCAAGATTCGAACTTGCGACAACTTGATTAACAGTCAAGCACTCTACCTACTGAGTTATACCTCAATAAAACGTAAGCACACTAACCAGTACGAGATAGACTAGCTAATATGCTTAAAGTGTTTCCTAGTATAAGTGTTTGCAAATACGTATGTTTTTACAGGTGTATATTAAAAATATTTTCAATATATCGTAAAAAGATGAAAAGAATAAGAGAATTAACTATTACTCTCCCTATAGTTCTTCATCTTGCTTTCATGTATTTTCTTTAAATTCGCTGGTACTCTATTAATGTTTCCGATTGGACGCAAGAAATGTCCACAGTTAGGATGGAAGCACTGTTTAGATTGTTTGATACTTTCATATGTTAGATAACCGGCAGTTAATCCATTAAGTGAAATAATCATACCTTCATAGTGTTTACAGGCATCATACGTATTAGGCTTAGTTGAAATAATGGCTAAATCCGTTCCGTCTTGTAATGCCTCTTCACGAATTGCACTAATATAGGCATTATTCATTTTGGTACGTGCGACCATAGAACTGTATGTTTTGAGTTTCCATTTTCTGTTAGCCTTGTCGATTATGGCTACATCTGCATCCTTAATTCCATTCTCTAAGAATTGCTTTCTTAATTGATCTTCGATCTGTTTAGCCATTGCAGACTGTTTTCCAAAACGCCCACTTTTACCGGCATTTGAAATTTCCTTAGAGACTACTTTTCTAACTAATTGTTTTACATTGTTTTTCGTATTATGAGTAGCCTTTAATAAATCTTCCTGTGTTTGATCGATCATCACTTGCAAGCGTTCTTTATGAGAATCATTTAAGTTTTTCTTAGTTACATTTTTAGGCTTAACTTCATTTAGTTTGCTATCTTGTGATAAGGCAGATTGAGAAAAAGAAACTCCTTCTGTATATGCATTAGTCACTTTCTCAGTAGCCATAGGAATAGCCTTAGTTTCAAGATTGGTAAATACAGCTTGAATTTCTGTATTCACCGATCTTTCCAGTTGTAACATTTGAGTAGCATTAATTGAAGGAGGCAAACGAATAAGCCTCATTAATGCCTGAATTATTAAAGCCCAAGCCACAATATACAAAGCGTCAAATTCATCATTTTCAGCTTCGTATGTTTCAGGAACTTGTTCATACTCATTCATTTACCTCACTCCTTTAATCTTCTAATAGTTCTGCTAATAAATCTTTCTCAGATTTCTGTTCCTTAACTGTAACTGTCTGTTCTGATTTCTCAGTAAGAACACCATAAGTCTTAAGTGACATTTCTAAATAACGTGAATGTCCTCTTACAGAAGGGTCTAAAGTTTTCTTACGTAGAACTTGTAATGTTTCAGCAAGGTACGATTTATGAACGTCCATAGCTAAATCATTTTTGTAAGCTAAATATTCTTTGCTTCTGTTCCAGTTTCCGATAGTGTTACGATGAACGCCCAACTCATCAGCAAGGGCTTGCTGAGTAAGTTCAGGCATTTCAACTTGAATTAACGCACACTTTTTCTGTAAATCAGATAGTGCCATTATTTATCACTCTCTTTCTTAGATTCCTCTTTCTTAGAATCATCTTGTTTCTGTTTGTTATCTTTTTTATCATTAGGATTTTCTACAGGTGCTTCTTGTCCTTCATTGAATACAGAAGGGTCGCCAACCATTAACATAGCTTCTTCCTTCTCATCATTGATACGGTCAATTTCTGCTTGTGCCTGTTCTTCCGTTAATCCGTCCATAATCATTAACGCAGTTTTCTGTGATAACGTTTGACTTCCGTTTGTTCTAATTGCCATACGGTTAGCGATTTCAGTATCATCAGTTGGCAATCCATCAACCATCTTAATAGAAGGAACTGTTAACTCATAATCTACAATACTAGGATTAGCATACGCTTCTAACATTTGTGCAATCATGTAAACACGTTTCAATCCATCTTCAAAGAATAGGCGTTTACGGTTAATCTTAGCTAGTAAACTATTCATTCTCCACTTGATAGATAAACCTGAGTTTCCACTTGTACCGCCTGAACTATCTTTTAATCCGATAGCAACAGCAGGAATTTCAGTAGTTGACATTAAGAACTCTAGTAACATATCTAACTCTTTCATTGCTTGATCTAATTGAGGGTTACTATTCGTAACGTATTGAGGAATAATATCTTCCTTACCCATAACCTCGAAAACTTTATTTAAAGCAACTTGGAAGTAAGAGTTTCCTTCTGAATCCTCTTGTAATAGTCCCGTGGGAACTGCCAACGCAGGGTCAGCGTGCTTATCTAGTATTCCAGCAATCTGTGAAATACGGTTATTGATTTCATCAAATAAAGATAAGTGTTCTG